TTAAAAGGAGATCAAGACGGTTTAAATGAATTTTATAGACAATTTCCAAGGACTGAAGAACATGCTTTCAGAGATGAAACTAAAAATAGCATATTTAATCTTGCTAAAATATACGAACAAATTGACTACAATGAAGAGGTTGCAAACTTGGGTAACGTTACCGTTGGTAGTTTTTCGTGGAAGAACGGAGTAAAAGATACAAAAGTACAGTTTACACCAAATCCAAACGGTAGATTTAAAGTTAGCTGGGTGCCACCTTTAAAATTACAAAATAATATAGTAATAAAAAATGGATTTAAATATCCCGGTAATGAGCACGTTGGAGCTTTTGGCTGTGATAGTTATGATATATCCGGCACAACAGATGGCAAAGGATCTAATGGTGCTTTGCACGGACTTACGAAATTTAGCATGGAAAACGTTCCAGCTAATATGTTTTTTTTAGAATACATATCTAGACCGCCAACTGCGGAAATGTTTTTTGAAGATGTATTAATGTCATTAGTATTTTATGGTATGCCAATACTTGCAGAAAATAACAAACCTAGATTATTATATTATTTAAAAAGAAGAGGGTATAGAAGATACTCTATGAACAGACCTGATAGGTCTAAAAATAAATTATCTATCACAGAAAAAGAAATAGGTGGTATACCTAACTCAAGTGAAGATATAAGACAAGCACACGCCGCTGCAATAGAAACATATATAAATGATTATGTTGGGCTTAAGAGTGATGGTACTTATGGTGATATATATTTTAATGGTACATTAAATGATTGGGCTAAGTTTGATATAAACAAAAGAACAAAGTTTGATGCAGCTATTAGTTCAGGGCTTGCTATTATGGCATGTAACAAAAATAAGTATGCACCCAATGCGCAAAAACAAAAAACAGAATTGAATATAAGTTTTGCAAAATATGAAAACAAAGGATCTTTATCCAAAATAATAAAAAATTATGGCTGAATCAGTTATGAAAAATTACTTCCCGAGCCAAACGGTCAGTGATAGCGAAAAGCTAGATCAAAAGTACGGCTTAGAAGTTGCGAAAGCTATAGAAAATGAATGGTTTAAAAAATCTCATGGAGTAAACAGATTTTTTCAACACCAAAATAATTTTCATAAACTAAGATTATACGCAAGAGGGGAACAAAGCATACAAAAATATAAAGATGAATTATCTATTAATGGTGATTTGTCATACCTTAATTTAGACTGGAAGCCAGTGCCTATTATACCTAAGTTTGTAGATATAGTTGTAAATGGTATTGCAGAAAGAACTTATGATATAAAAGCATATTCTCAAGATCCATATGGTGTTAGTAAAAGAACAGATTATATGGAAGCTGTGTTAGCAGATATGCGTACTAAAGAATTTACACAACAAATAAAAGATGAATTAGGTTTTGATTTTGGTAGTATGCCAGCAAATAAGTTGCCTGATAATGAAGAAGAACTACAATTGCACATGCAGCTTAATTACAAACAAGCTATTGAAATTGCAGAAGAACAAGCTTTAGGGTCTATATTTGAATTAAACAGATATGAAAATATAAGAAAAAGATTATATTATGATTTAACTGTTTTAGGTATGGCTTGTGTTAAAAATAATTTCACAGAGTCTGAAGGAATTAAAGTTGAATATGTTGATCCAGCTAATATTGTTTATTCATATACTGAATCTCCTTATTTTGATGATGTTTATTATGTAGGTGAAATTAAAAATGTAAATCTAAATGATTTAAAAATGCAATTTCCTAACTTAACTAATGAACAGTTAAAAAAGATTGCAGATCAAGGTGGAGCTACTTATGATATGTATAATAAATACAACTCACAAGTAAATAATAAAGATAATAATTCAGTACAAGTTATGTATTTTAATTATAAAACTTTTATGAATGAAGTTTATAAAGTAAAAGAAACTGCAACTGGTGCTGAAAAGATTATTAAAAAAGATGACGCTTTTATGTCAACCCCTATGGAAGGCGAGTTAAGGTTTGAGCGTATAGCAAAAAATATTGAAGTTCTTTATGAAGGTGCATATATACCGGGATCAAATATATTATTAGATTGGAAACTTTGTGATAACATGCTGCGAGAAAAAGCTGATATAAACAAGGTTAAAATGAACTATTCAATAGTTGCACCCAGAATGTATAATGGTAAGATTGAATCATTAGTAAGCAGAGTCACAGGTTTTGCAGATATGATACAATTAACACATTTAAAAATACAACAGATACTTGCAAGAATGGTGCCAGATGGAGTATATGTAGATGCAGACGGATTAGCTGAAGTTGATTTAGGTAACGGCACAAACTATAATCCGCAAGAAGCACTTAATATGTTTTTCCAAACAGGTTCAATTATAGGAAGATCGTTTACATCTGATGGTGATATGAATCCGGGTAAAGTACCTATTCAAGAAATAAGTAATCAGGCTGGTACAGGAAAATTATCTGCATTAATTAGTACATATAACTATTATATGCAAATGATAAGAGATGCTACAGGATTAAATGAAGCAAGAGACGGAAGTACTCCTGATAAAAATGCTTTGGTTGGTGTTCAAAAACTTGCAGCTGCTAATAGTAATACAGCAACAAGGCATATATTACAAGCTGGTTTATTCTTAACTACAGAGTTAGCAGAAAAAATATCATTAAGAATTGCAGACGTTTTAGAATATTCACCAACAAGAGATGCTTTCATACAATCAATAGGTGCTCATAATGTAGGTACGTTGCAAGAATTAACGGAATTGTATTTGCATGATTTTGGTATATATATTGAATTAGCACCAGATGAAGAAGAAAAACAAATGCTTGAAAATAATATTCAAGTAGCAATTGCACAAAATAATATTGATTTAGATGATGCAATTGATATACGTGAAATTAAAAATGTTAAGTTAGCTAATCAGCTTTTAAAATTAAGAAGAAAAAAGAAAAGCGAAAGAGATCAAGAAATAGCTCAACAAAATATTCAAGCACAAGCACAAGCAAACGCTCAAGCGCAACAAGTTGCAGCGCAAGCAGAAGTACAAAAACAACAAGCATTGACCCAAAGCAAAATTCAATTAGAGTCTGCTAAAGGTCAAATGGAATTTAATAAATTAAGAGCTGAAGCTGAACTGAAAAAAGAATTAATGGCTTTAGAATTTAATTTTAATATGCAACTTACAAAAGCAAAAACAGATGTTGAAAAAAACAACATGAATAATAAAGAAGATAGAAAAGACGAAAGAACGAAAATACAAGCTAGCCAGCAAAGCGAACTAATCGAACAAAGAAAAAATAATACACCGCCTAAAACATTCGAGTCGGCTGGAAATGATATATTAAGTGGTGATTTTGGCTTAGGTGCATTTGAACCTAGGTAATATATAAATTGTATAATTATATAATATTTTATTATGGCAGAAAAAATTAAAGCTAAAGTTGTAGAGGCTGAAGAAAAGTCTTTACAAGAAAAAGAAGAGGTAGTACAAAAAAACTCGGGATTTGATGAAGAATCTCAAATGTACAAAGTAAATTTAAGTGAACCACCTAAACAAGAAACAGATGCCGTTCAAGAGCAAAGCACAGATGAGGTACCTGTACGCGACGAATCCGAAACTAGCGGAGAAGTGGTCGAAGAAGTACAAGACGAAGCACAAGAACCTTCCGGAGAAAGTGATGGCGATGTGCGGGATCAAGAAGAAGAAATACCAGTAATAGAAGAAATAACCGATGAAACCAATGAAACAAATACAACTGACGAGGCAGGAGTGGTTGGAAGCACTGAAGTTGCCAACACCGCATCGCAACAAGAAGAAATATTACAGGAAGAAGAAACACAAGAACCTGTAGAATATCCAGAAAACATTCAAGACTTAGTTAAGTTTATGAATGATACAGGAGGAACTTTAGAAGATTATGTAGCTTTAAATAAAGACTACGAAAAGTTCGAACAGATGGATCTATTACATGAGTATTATACTCAATCAAAACCACATTTATCAGCTGATGAAATTGCATTTTTAATAGATGATAAATTTTCAGTTGATGAAGAAGTTGATGATCCAAAAGATATTAAAAGAAAAAAATTAGCATTTAAAGAAGAAGTTGCGCAAGCAAAAAATCAACTTGAAAACCAAAAAGCTAATTATTATAAAGAAATTAAAGCTGGGTCAAGGTTAACACCCGAGGCTCAGAAAGCTATGGATTTTTTCAATAGATATAACGAAGAAAAAGAAATAGTACAAAAAGAAAACAAATCTCAAAGAGATGTGTTTAACAGCAAAACCAGTAACCTTTTCAATGATCAATTCAAAGGTTTTGAATATAAAGTTGGAGAAAAGAGATATAGGTTTAATGTGAAAAATGTAAATGAAGTTAAAGAAACACAAAGCGATATAAATAACTTTGCTAAGAGGTTCTTAGATAATAATAATGTTATGACAGACGCCGCAGGTTATCATAAAGCTTTATTTACTGGGATGAATGCCGATGCTATTGCTCAACACTTTTATGAGCAGGGTAAATCAGATGCTATAAAGCAATCTGTAAAGTCTGCGAAAAACATCAAAATGGATCCTAGATCTGGGCATCAAGAAATTGAAGCAGGTGGAATAAAAGCAAAAGTAATTAGCGGAGATAATTTATCTGGATTAAAATTAAAACTCAAAAATTACTAACTTTTAAAATAATTTAAAAAATGGCAACAAACGTTTCATTCGCTGGTCCTGCGGCCGGCGGTATAGTTACGCCTGCAATGCAAAAAGCAACGCTGGCCTCTAACTATTTAAATTTCCATTCAGGTGGAGTAAACTGGGCACAACAGTATCTACCTGAATTATATGAGCAAGAAGTCGAAAGATACGGTAATAGAACCGTGGCTTCTTTCTTAAGAATGGTAGGTGCAGAAATGCCTATGGCTTCTGATCAAGTTATTTGGTCTGAACAAGGTAGACTTCACTTAGCATATAACGGATCTGTTAACGTAACAAACGGTAACATTACATCAATTACTGGAATCGACTCTGGTGCAACTGAAGCTCACGCTGTGAGAAAAGGAGCAACTGTAGTAGGTGTAGTACAAGGTGTAGTGTTTAAAGCTTTTTGTACAGCTGGTATCGAAGTCGCTACCAACGCGTTAACAATCAAGCCTTACGGCGGTACTAACTTAGATAACCTATCTGGTATATCTGGTACTAATCAAACAATTAAGTTCTTTGTTTATGGTTCTGAATTTGGAAAAGGATCTGCAAGCATGACTGACGCTGTTGAGCCTAACTTCAAGTCTTTTACAAACAAACCAATGATTATAAAAGATCACTATGAAGTTTCTGGTTCTGATACAGCTCAAATCGGGTGGATCGAAGTTTCAGGAGAATCTGGACAAAGTGGTTACTTATGGTATTTAAAAGCTGAAGGCGACACAAGAGTAAGATATGAAGACTATTTAGAAATGGTTTCCATTGAAGCTGAAAAAGCTGTAGGATCTGTGAGCGCTGGTGTACCAGATGGTTCTGAAGGTCTTTTAGCTGCTATTGGCGCAAGAGGTATTGTAGCATCAAATCAATTTGATACAGCTACACCTGCTGCTGATAAATTAGCTGAGTTTGATCTTTTATTAAAAGAATTAGACAAGCAAGGAGCTATTGAAGAAAACATGTTATTCTTGAATAGAGACTCTAATTTATATATTGATGACTTACTTGCTGGATTAAATCCTCATGTTACAGGTGGTGTAAACTACGGAGTATTTGAAAACTCTGAAGATATGGCGCTTAACTTAGGATTCTCTGGATTTAGAAGAGGTTCATATGACTTTTACAAAACTGACTGGAAATATCTTAACGATAAATCTACAAGAGGTTTAGTAGGTGGTCTAGAAGGTCTTTTAATTCCTGCAGGTACATCTTCAGTGTATGATCAGCAATTAGGCAAAAACGTAAGAAGACCATTCTTACACGTAAGATATAGAGCGTCTGAAGCTGATGATAGAAAAATGAAATCTTGGATTACTGGTTCAGTAGGTGGAGCATCTACAACTGGTGATGATAAGATGGAAGTTCACTATCTATCAGAAAGATGTTTAGTAGTACAAGCTGCTAACAACTTTATCAGATTTGATTCTTAATATCAATTAAAGGTAACGGGTGCTTCGGCACCCTAGCCTTTATTAACTTTTATTATATTATATTATGGCAAAAAAACAAAAAGCAGAGGTGGCTGCTGAGGAACCTGTAATGGTTGCTCCACCAAAAAAAGTGGTTAAACCACAACAATACAAGGATAAATTGTATGAATTAACAATAGGTCAAACACCTATAACTTTTCTTTTAAGAACTAGAGGTTTACTTTGGTTTGATGAAAGCGTAGGTTATGAAAGAGAAATTAAATATTGTGAAAATCAAAAAACAATATTTAAAGACGAAATGAAAGGTCCAGAAAGATTAAGCCACATTATTTTTAGAGATGGCATGCTTTTCGTACCTAAAGAAAAACAAACATTGCAAAATTTTTTAGCATATCATCCAGACAATGGGTTGAAATTTAAAGAAAATGATCCTGTACAAGTTGCGGAAAATGATATTGATTATCTAAACATGGAAATCGATGCTTTAAATGCAGCGCAAAAAATTGAAGTAGATCAAGCAGAAGCAATTTTGAGGTCAGAAATGGGAAATAAAGTATCTAGCATGACTTCTAAGGAGCTTAAAAGAGATTTACTACTATTTGCTAGAGCAAATCCACAGCTATTCTTAGAACTAGCTACAGACGAAAACATAAATATTAGAAATATTGGTATAAAAGCCGTAGAAAATGGTATTATCAAGCTTTCTAGCGATAATAGAACATTTATGTGGGGTACAAATGATAGAAAACTTATGACAGTTCCATTTGATGAAAACCCTTATTCAGCTTTAGCAGCATACTTTAAAACTGATGAAGGTATTGAAGTATATCAAACAGTTGAAAAAAAATTAAAGTAAACAATTGTAGGTAAGGGCCTGCGATTGTGGGCTCTTAACCTATAATAAAAATATAATGAGTGTAGACGTAAATACAGTATACCAAAGAGTATTAGCTATTACAAACAAAGAACAACGAGGATATATTACGCCCCAGGAATTTAACTATCTTGCAAATCAAGCTCAATTGGATATATTTGAGCAGTATTTTTATGATATTAATCAGTTTGGTAGAGTACCCGGTAATCATAGCGAATACGCCGACATGCTCGCTATACTAGAAGAAAAAATTAGTTTATTTGAAAAAACAAATCAAACTGTAACAAGCGGAACAGACTTACCCGCTGATTTATATAGATTAGGCTCTATCATATTTAATGGTGCAGAGGCTGAATCAATGACTCAAAAAGATTATCTATATATAACACAATCACAATTAACAAAACCAACAAACGATTTTCCTATGTATATTAGAGATACTTCCGGTGTGAAAGTATACGGGTCTAATGCTGCGGGCGCAATTGAACAAAAAACCAGTGGCGTACTTTGCAACTATATAAAAGAACCTACTTCAGTTTCATGGGCTTCAAATGCAAGTACAGGTTTATATGACGCGGCAAATTCTACACATTTTGAATTGCATGAGTCGGAGGAAACAGAACTTGTAATAAAAATATTAGCATTATCTGGTATGATATTAAAAGATAATAGCTTATACGGTATTGCAAGTGGTGAAGATACAAAGAACGTTTCACAAGAAAAAACATAATAAATGGGACTATTAACACAAACTGACTTTCAATATTATAATAATAGCGAAAAGTTTACAGCTACAGCAAGCCAAACAGTTTTTACATTAACGTTTGATCCCTTGCCGTCAGCCGAAGCAGACTTTCTTTTATTTATAGATGGCGTTGAAGCTGCAGATAGTCTATATACATATAATTCTTCAAACGGACAAATAACTTTTTCATCAGGCAGAACGGTTAATGAAATTATAGAAGTAAAGCTAAAAAAATCTAATGCTGGTAATTATAGATATATACAATTAAAAAATATTGTAAATAACTTTATGATGGCTTATGTTGGTCAAGATAAAGTAATACCTAAAATGAAAAGAGCTGATGTTTTGT